GATTTAGCAAGTAAAATAATCGAGAATCAGAAATTGCAATATTTGACTCTGGAGATGCTCCTCTATTAATTCTAAAGTATGTTTTCCCATCGGTATATTTAAGGTAAGCATATATGTTGTTTTCGTAAAGTGAAGAACCAAAAGCTCCAAAATCAGCCATAGGACCAGCAACATTCGTTCTTGAATAATATGCCACGTGAGTTCTGTTTGCATTCAATACAGATGAAGGCACTAATTTAGTATCAGCATATGCTGTAGTGCCATTAGGTAACGCACCAGTTGAACTATGTGTCCACCCACCAGCAAACACCAACCTAAATGCTGCATCTAAGTCACGAGGGTCTTTTAAATTAAATTTATGACTAAAAGCTGTGCCTCCTACAAATGGATAAATAGCATTCATTTTAGTCCAAATGTTAGCTGTTTTTAAATCAACAACTAATTGATTAACAGCACTTTTTTGAGTTGTATCTGTAATGGTTGCAGCTGTGATAAAAGCTAAAGCATCCGCATCATACAATATGCCGCCACTACTTGCTATTATTCCTGTTCTTGATAATATCATAATTATGCTGTTAAGTCACCAACTATATAAAATTCACTTGCAGAAATTGCTATAATCGTAGCGGCTGAGTATTGCCCTGTTAATTTTAGATTTCCACTTGCAGAACGTAACGTAACTCCTGAACCTGCAACGAATGTAGTTTGACCTGCTCCATATTGTGAGACTAAGATTTGATTTCCAGCACTGAAGATTGAATTGTTAATTGTTACGTTGTTAGCACTTGCTACATTCATTTCTATTAACTTGTTGTTATCCCCTACTACTAAGGTGTAAGAAGCTGTTTTGCGGTCTAACGTAACATTTTTAGCTGCTGCATTATCAATCGCGGTTAATTGTGCATCTGTAACGAATCTCTTGTTTGAGCTATCCGTTATGTTGGCAGTTGTTGTTGTATCACTATTAGCAACATTCCCTAAACCTACATCCGATTTGGTAACGTTGTGAGGGTTGCCGCTTGTTAATTGTGAATGGTCGTAAGCTGTTTTCCCTCTATCCCCTCTGTAAGCTGTCGTACTTAGTTCACCTAATGCAAGGCTTGAGCTTATCTCAACATAAGCCGAACCACTCCATCTGAATGTTAGGTTATCATTTAATGTTATGTAAATTTTCCCACTTTCACCTGTGACAGGTAATGCTGCGAAATTAGCAACCTCAACAACATCATCAACATAAGAAGGTAATTGACCACTCGGTACTTTTCCACTTCCATCTAATTCAGCTAAACCATTTACAGCACCTTTTAAAGTAGTTGATAAAAACGTCCCGTATATGTTTGTGCCACCTCTTAAGATTTTGTAAATAACTTTCGTAGGATATTGATTAACAACAGTTGCTACAATTACATTATCTTGACCTGTTATATAAGGCAAACTATCCGCACTACGAGTGAATTCACTTGAGAACGTAGGCTCAACGCTATCATTGTGCAACATAATAGAAGTAACGTTAACTATATTCGCACCAGCATATAATGTAATGTTACCTGTTAACGGAGCTAATGCACCACCTAAACCTGTTGTAGCGTGTATATGTTTCTTATCGAATCTAAAATCTAATGTAGCGGTTTGAGGGGTTGAAATAGTATCAAACGCACCCATGTTTGTATCAACGTAGGTTTTAACCGCATTTTGCGAAGGGTAAAGCGTGTCCGAAGTGCCTAAGCTTGTGTTTGTTGACTTATTAGATACGTCTTCTTTACCATTCAAGGCTGTTTGCGTAGCTGTTGAAATTGGCTTGTTTAAATCGCTTGTATTGTCAACTAAATTAAGCCCTAAATCGGTCTTGTTTACGTTTATATTAATAGTATTTGCCATATTTTAATTGTCTAAGGTTATTAAAGTTACTAATTCTTTATATATTCCGCTCACATAAACTTCAAAATCCATGTTTGGTAAAGTAAATGTGTCACCACTTGCCACCGAATGCGAGTAAGTTCCGTTACTATTAACGATTAATGCTGGATCACATCCATAAGAAGCACCTCCGCCAAAGTCATAACCATTCATAGGAAGGTTACAAATACCATTTGAATCCCTTAGCTCAATAGTTACATTCATCACATGACCTGCAACCTCGTCTTTTCCACGCTCAACAAATGAATTAACATTCCCCTGTGTTACACGTCCAATTTCGTTCCAACGTTGAGACTTCTTCATTATGTTAAATACATCCCTACATATCTGAAGTGTATCGGATTTTGTTTCTAACAGATTAGAATTGTCTTTATAGACTTTATCACAAATCGTTACGAAAAGTTGAATAGAAGTGTTTGAAATGTTAATTGCACCGCTATTATAATCACAAATCAGTAAAGGGTATTCTAAATCCCTTTTTTGAAGTGCCAAATTGAACTCACCAAAATAAAATGAGTTTAATTGGTAGTGAGCTTCCTGTATAGCTTCTAATTCTGCTGAAAGTCGGTTAACACTTGTAATCATGCGAAAGTGATATTAACATCTGACTTCCCACTATCAGGATTGATTTGATTTAACGAATTATCACAAGGGTACAAGTAGTTGTAATAAGAAGTGTATTCAGGGAATAACTCATTGTTAAGCTTCAAGAAACGAATTAACCTTTCTCTGTAAAAGTTGTAATCTTTTTTCAAAGAATTAGAAACCCTATTTAATTCGCTTTCATTTGCATTTTGAACACCCTCAGAACTAACCTTAGCCACTCCGATTTGTCTTAGCTCTAATGTAGTCATATCCGTAGCACGAACCTCAACAGAAGCCACTAAACAAGGTGTAATGTACGTGTTAAGTAACTCCGTTTCGTTTGCGTTCAAATCACTTGCATCAACACCCTCTAAAAGTCTATTGAATAATGAAGAACCTAAAATACTTTCAAGAACCGTATCTTGTACTCTCGTAATTAAAGTAGTTAATAGCAAATCGTCCACATTTGAAGAAATGTAAGAAAGTGCTTTTAAATTTGTTGTAGATATTAAATGTACTGCCATAACTTATTGATTTATAACGATTTGAAACCACGTATGCCTGCATGAAGGTGTGTGTACCTTTGTATTAGGATTAGTGTACCAACCCCCTTTATATTGCCAAACATCCCTATCTATTCCGTTAGCTCTTAATTTAGCTGTTATTCCGTTTATTTCTTCACGCGTGAAAACTCTCTTTAACTCAACTAATGACTTACAAAATGGTCTGCTTTCCCCACCTTCTTTTAATTTTGGTGCGTCCGTTCTTTCTCTATATTGGTAAACAACTTCAAATTTAACACCTTCTGTATTCTGTTGACCTTTTGGTGTTAATTCATAACCTTTAATCATACCAATTTTTTCAAGCTCAATTATATTTCTTGTTACAATCGTAGCACTTTCACCACTTGCCTTAACAATAGCTCCATAGCTTTCACCATTGTTAATCATTGATAAGATTTTAGTCTGTAAGTCGGTTAAATTATCTGCAAAGGTATGTTTACTTAGTAATTCCTTTTCTGTACGTTCTAAATCGCTAAAATCGTTTATTTCACGTGAAAATACTTCTTTATATTCACTACGTCCACATTGAGAAAATAAGTTTATTACATCCTCATCACTCATTTGCTTAGTTAGTTGTTGTACTTGTGGTTGCTCAACTTTTTTAGTTAAGAAAAAACCTTTATCAATGAAGAATATTTCACCACTAAAAGAATTTAACAAATATTGAGCATAAGAAATAGCATCTGTGATTATCTTCTGACGCTCACTCGCGTAATTCGACATGAACAAAGCGTATGCGGTCTCTAATTCACTTGAACCACCTAATTGACCAGCTGTTTTAATAGAGAATAAAGAAGGGCTAATAACGGAATGACCAACCATAATATCATCAATGATACTTTCTTGAGTTAACAAATAACGTTGGTCTAAGTTATTACCGCCTATTTGTGTAACTGTTGGTGCATTTTCTGAACCTCTCGAAAAGGTAACAATTATACCTCCTTGTTTATCTCGGTCTGTACTTTCTCCTTTAAGTTGGTTAACTAATTTTTTCCTGTCGTGTTCATTCTCAGGTGCTCCTGTTGGAATGTTAATCATTGTGCCACCTTTGAAAGAATTAACCACTTCGGAATATCTGAAATAGTTCATTTCAATGGATGCCATAATTGAGTTGATACAACCGCTATAAGAAGGAATCGGATATACAGACTTAGTAAGCATACCTGTTTTTTCATCAACTATATGCTGTTTACTTCTTGAAGATACGTAAAGAATACATTCGTTATCCTGGTCGGTTACATCCTCAATATTTTTAATCTTTTTGAAACCTGTTTTTTCTTCTGTTTGATTTCGTTCTTTCCAGTTCTCTGAGTAGTAGAAGTATTCGCTTGTTTCACCCTTACGAATTAACTCTGCAGATATATGGTGCATATCCCAAAATTTAGAGATAATGTTTTTCTTGAATAGAATAGCGAAAGAATCCAACAATTCAAAGTCTTTACAAATCATTGCAGAAATTTCGTCTAAACTAAAAGGTGCGTTACCATTCTTTTTGATCAAATCCCATTTTGCGATATCCGTAGTCTTAGCATCTAAACCATTTGATGAAATGTATTTAACCTTTGAATTTACTATACCTTGATGAATAGAACTATTGTAATACAACCCTACAAGAAATTGAGGATAAAGATTATCTTCACCCCACGCAACCCATTGTTGACCAGCTTTTTGCTTTTCAGTAGGCATCGGAATCTTAGCCTCTCTAAATATGTAATTCTCACTCATAAACTTTTTTTGTTGTTGGTGTGTTGTAATATGTTGGATAAGGCGAAGTTGTCGCAGTCTTTACACGTGCTTTACCTTGCTCGCAAAGTAAACCATTTGCGTAAACATTACTTGCTGTGATAGGCATTTGATAAACCTCGTAGGTATATTCACCAAAAGGTAACGTTATACTTGTACCTTCATATAAATGGAATAAGTTAAACCTATCTTTTGAAGTAGATAAATCTGTTAAATTGCAGAAATAATCTTTTTTTGATTGTTCGTTAACAAATCTAAACAGCCAAATCAGTGGGTTTGCTTCGTTTTGTTTTTCGCTTAGCGTTAGTGCTATTTGGTTCAGACTCTGTTTTCGTATTATCAACATCATAATCAAAAAGATTAGGTATAAATTTACTTATTATTTCTTTATTTTCATCATTTCCTATAAGGAAACATTTTAATTTATCAATATAAATATTTTGATTTTCAAATTCTTTTTTATATTTCATATGTTTTTTTTTATTAAAGTTAACAAAAAAATGTATATTTGTACCCTCAGTGGATAGAAAGGATTGATCCCCTTTTGATAAGGTTTAGCGTTTAACTTTCCACTTTTTCATTTAAACGCAATTAATTTAAACGTAAAAAAAACATGATTGAAGTATGGAAAGATATTCCTAATTATGAAGGAATTTACCAAGTAAGTAATTTAGGTAACATTAAAAGTTTATCACGTGAAAATTATAGTGGTAAAGGAATGAAGATTACACCTGAAAGATTGTTAAAACAAAATTTAGACGATTATGGGTACTATATGGTTAAGTTATATTTTAATGGTATAGGCAGAACATTTAGAGTTCATAAGCTTGTAGCAATTACTTTTTTAAATCACACTCCTTGTGGTTATAAATTAGTTGTAGATCATATAAATGATAATACAAAAGATAATAGAGTTGAGAATTTACAAATAATTACCCAGCGTGAAAACGCTTTTAAAACACAAGGTAATTATAGTTCTAAATACAAAGGAGTTGGTTTCGATAAATCAAGAAATAAATGGTATTCTCGAATTTATATAGATGGTAAGGTAAAACATTTAGGTAGGTTTGAATCTGAACATGAAGCACATTTAAAATATCAAGAAGCGTTAAAAAGTTTATAACAAAAAAAGGGTAGACTATAAATCTACCCTTAATTTTATTTAACATAATAATCTTACACTAATAAAGCTGCTGCGATAACAGAACTTACCTTAGGGCAATTCTTTTTTTCCTTACCTGCAAATGTTAATGTAACTCCGTTCATTTCTTCGAACTTGGAGCCTGATGTACGTTCAAAATTGAATTTAACACCATTATCTAAACCTAACACTTCTAAACTACCATCATTAAGAGTAGCAATCAAACAAAGTCTATCTTTTGATAGGTCTTCTAATTGTTGTATCATCGAAGCGGTGTTACCTGCAAGTTTGATATTACCAGCAATTTCAAAACCGCTTGAAGCATTCTCTCTTGTTCCGATTGATTTAACTGAAAAATCACTCATTTCAACGTCAACAGTGATTGTATAAAACAATTTCAATCCTACGTTTGCCATTGCAGTTAACGAACCATCTGTACGAGAGTATGTATAATTAGCTGCTCCTGTTGCTTCGTCTCTCAAAGAACCAATATACCAAGTAGCTACACCACCAACGGAGTCACAATTTAGTGTATTGAATCCACTTAAAATCTCACACATATATATAAAGTTTTATAAAGGGAGTTTTTACACTCCCTTAGTTAATAATTATGCTTTTTTCAATCTTACGAAGTACTGAGGGAATACATATTGTACACCTAATCTGAAAGAAGTATCTACTTTCAACTTCTCATTGTAAGCATCGTACTTAATATCAAAATTCTCGTCATCACGTGAATCAGTACCTAAGAATACTAAAGAAGTAGGTACAGCGAAAATATCACCTTTACCATCTAACGCAGGAAGTGTAACAACCTCAACGTTAGTTTGTGGAAGTAAGAAACGAATAGCACCACCCTCAGAAGTGTAAGTAATTCTGTCATAAGCATTTGCTGTATTCCATTGTGAAATAATAGCTAATGCCTCAGTACGACCTGTGAATAATTGAACCTCAACTTGGTTATCAAAAATCTCAGCTGGAATCTTAGTGAACACCTCGTAAGCTGCACTATATGCATTTGAAGTAGTCAAAGAAGCGTAAGTAGTTGTAGTTTTCAATACTGCTGAATCTGCTTCTAACAATTTTTTTAATCCATCAAAGTGAACTAACTCAGCATCTAAAGAAGTAGTATCGCCTAACCAAACAATACGCTCTGCTTTCTTTTGTAATTGCTTAGTCAAGTAAGCCATAAGGATAGTTTCAAGCGGTGCAGGAAGTTGTCCATCTTGGTTTTTCATTCCTAATGCATTCAACACTTGAGTCATCTTAGTGTTTAAAGACTCGTTACAAAACTCAACACCCATGTATAAAGGTTTAGTTGTTAACACTTTTTCAGTGAATACAACAGAACCATCAGGTGAAGGAGCACACGCTGCTTTCGCTTGTAAACTAACAGATGAAGATAAAAGAGCAATCTCTCTAGAACCTTTAACACCTTCCTCTAACATTAATTTTTCTAAGAAAGTAGAAGTTCCTACTAAATCTGCTGTGATGTTTGGAAGTGTGTTATCTTTCCATGCTGCTAATCCACTTACATCGTAACCGAATTTGTCCTTTAAAGTTTTTTCTAATCTCATTTTATTTGTTTTTTACTTGGTTTAAAATTTCTGAAACGCTCATTGTTTCTTTTACTTCTACTTTTTTTCTTTCGTCTTTGAACTTAGACTCTTTTACGTTTGCTAACTCATTGAACTTATCCTCTAATGACTTGAAACGCTCATCAATATCATTAATGATTTTTTCAGTCATAGATGAAAACTCAACTTTCGACATCATTTCTTCTGCCATTGGTTCTTCCTCAACTGCAACGTCTTCAATAGCTGTTACAACTCCGTTAACGTCAACGTTTACGATTTTGATACCTTCTAATTCAACTTGGTATTGACCTTCTGGAGCTGGTATTTGATTACCTTCTGCATCCAAAACAAACACCGCCGAACCTTCCACTAAATCGCCATCGTATTGCATAACCACCCCATCAATGGTAGTGATTTCTGCAAACGTTACTTTAACCTCTTCATCCTTTTTAAAGAAGTCAAAGATTGATTTCATAGGTTTACTCATTTATCTTTTTTTTTAAGTTAATTACTTTGTTATCAAAATATCCTTCAACGCTAAAACCTCCGAACATTCCTTTTTTTACGGCACTCCAAATTGTAGGATTTTCAATCTTGTAAGAAGCTATCCAAGTGCCTACTTGTAAGTTTTGATTTCTAAATTGTGAAGGAAGTTGTTTTACATCGCTAATAATGTAAGATGAAACCATATTTACACCACTTAACGTGCGATTGCTATCGTGTTCAACGTTTACGTTATTCTCAAACTTATTAGCGTGGAATTTTGAGCGTATTTTTTTGATTGTTTCCGCTTTGAATAATACAAACCTCTCAGGATTGTTTCTATAAATAGGTGTATTTGCTGAAATCATTACACCTGTAACAATTCTTTTTTCTTCATTGAAGTGATATGCTACCTTTTCATCTTTATTGAATGCAAAATAAGGCTTTCCGTGTGCTGGTCGTAGCACAAAAGCATTAAAATCTACACCTGTATCTTGACTTTCGTCAATCGTTAGCTCGTAAAATGGTAGCATATAAAAGAACTTTGTTGATTAAAGATAATTATTATTATGTTAAATAGTACTAATCGCTTGCACTTTTTTTGTTTTATCTTGCATTTTCGTAATATCTGAATCTACTACGACCACTTTAAACGTGCTTTGTGCTTTTACTTCTTGTTGTGGTTGTGATATTCCTGTACCTGCAATACCCATGTTTGCATTCGCTCCTCCTCCTGTTGTTGGTGGTGAAACAGATACACCACTACCTAAAATAGATTTAACACGTGCCATGCTTGCGAATATCTTAGCTGTTCCTGTTGCTAATTGAATGTAAGGTGCTAAAGGATTGATTTTATTCGCTGGGTTTGCTGGGCTAAACGAAATAGCTGTTAAACCACTAATTGCAGTTGCTGTATCAATAGCCACTTGTGTAATAGCGAAAGCCTTTTGAATTGCTGAACCTTGTTTAGCTAAACCTGCTAATTCCCCAAAGATTGAGCCAACCGCTGTAATTAATTGTTGTTTACTTTCTTTGAGTGCTAAATCGATTTGTAATTGTCTTTCCTTACTTTCGTCTGCAATACCTACTAAATTAGCTTCGTGTTGTGCCTTAATTTTTTCAACTTCACCATTCGTTAAAGTAGTGTTTTGCATTTGTTGTTGAAAATCTAAATTCTCTAATTCAATCCTTTTTTGTTGTTTTAAATTAAAGTCTTCTTCCGCTCTAATTAGTTCAGCTTCAAGTTTTGATTTAGCATCTAAATTTTCCCTATCTCTTTTTTCTTGTTCTTTCTCTAAACGTTCTTTTTCGTCTTTATCTTCTTTCGCTTTTTTATCCGCTTTCTGTTTATCCGTTAAAGCATTTTCTTCATTAATTTGGTTTTCTTTTAATTGTTTTTCAAGTTCTTTAAATTCTTTTTTCTTGCCATATTGTGCTGTGATTTCTTCTAACTCCCTACGATGTTTTTCTTTAAGTGCAACAAGTTCCCTTGTATCTGTATCTTCAATATTGGCAATAGTTAAATCATTGATTTTATTTTGAAGTTCTTGTTTCTCTTTTAATTTCGCTAATCGTTCCGCTTCGTTTTTTTCTTCATTTTCTTTTGATTTAGCACTAATTTCTTTTTGTTTATCCGCTTGTTTTTGTCGTATAGACGTTCTTAAACTTTCAATCTCAACTAACTTGGTATTGTATTCCTCGCTACCTTTTTGAAGTAACGTAAGCTCTTTTTTAAGCAAGTCTAAACGTTTTTTACTCACGTCTTTTCCTTGTGCCTCCAACATATCTAATTGCTGTTTAGTGCTTTCAATATAATGCTTAGTTTTTAACTCTTTATCCTTTTCTGCATAACCTTGATTGTAAGCCTTAGAAACGTTTGCACCAAAGTTTTTAGCTTCTTTCCATGCTGAAGAAACATCTCCTGTGATTAAGTCAAACATTATCTTACCAACTGCTTTAAACCCTTCGATTAATCCACTTATAACACCACTCGCAACCTGTTTTATATTGCTGAAATACTCACCTACTTTTGCAAGTGCTGGGAATGATTTAGTTAATGCGGATGAAAATTCTTTCCAATTCGCTATTATACTTGTGATAATAATCACTAATGCACCTATACCTGTGGATATAATCGCACTCCTTAAAGAACCGAATGCACTAACTACTTTGCCTTTGATAGCCATAGCAAGTTCACCAGCATCATTGCGTAGTTCTTTCATTGCACTAATACCTTGCGTTAAGGCAATAGCACCTTGAACTTTAAGCATCTGTTTCTCTATTTCTTCGCTATTCTTACCGAACAAAGCCTGTGCTCCTGTTACCGCTGAGAAAGCACCCGCAATACCTTCTGCTGTACGTTGGAATTTACCTCCAAACTTCTCAGGGTCTGCATCATTAATGGCATCTGCAATCCCTCTTAATTGTTCTTTGATTTTACCAGCTCTCGCAGCTACTTGTTCAAATTCTTTTGAAGCTGGGTCTAATCCCTGCAATTGAATTGTAAGTTGTCTAAGCTCTTTTTTTAGGTTTACGAATGAGCTACCTGTTTTCTTAGCCTCTTTATCCACTCCCTCAATAGCATCGCCTACCTTGTTAACATCTTGAACGCTATCGCCTGTATCTACTCCTACTTTAAAAATTATCTCTTCTGCCATTACACCGGTATTTTTACAACGTTAAAATTAAAATCTGTTACTCGAATATCTGTTGAACTTGTATTTCTAACAAACAATTCTATATAATCATTCGCGACCATTTCAAGTACCGCTTGAGTACTTCCTCCATGTTCTACGTTTGCCGTTGCTGTTCTAACTATCCCCTCACTTTCAGTTATTATTGTTCCATTTTTTGCTACTCCAATACTTATACTTTGATTTGAACCAGCACTTCTAACAGTTGCATTTAAGGTAACTAAGAATGAATTTGTAAACGCTCCATTATACGTAAGTCTATTTGTTGTGTGTGTAAATTTCGAGTTCGTTCCGCTTGTTGTTGTTCCTGTAGCTTTTACCCATGTGTTCACGTTAGCAACTCCTATTGCTGTATCTGTTGTATTGTTAAGCATATACATAAAGCCTTTTGTTGACGTATTTGAAATACCTACGCAATTCACAAATAAAGCCTTGTTATCCGTATAAGCTACACCGCTTGTATATGTTCCACCTCCACTAAAATTGCAAGTATCTAAAATGTAACGTTCACTTGAGATAGTTGCTGAAGCATCAACGCTTATACCTGTTTCACCACTTAACACAACAAATGAAGAGTAGATAACTCTAAATCTACGTGTTACTAATGTACTTGGTAATATTAATGCTGTCGCTCCTGTTGTACAATCAAAAAGGCAGTTACTCATTCCTATTGTTCCTATCGTACCATCAAATGTTAGGTTACCACTATTTAAGAATGCTCCATCTGACATCACGAAGTTTGAATAATCTTTAATTGTTCCTACTATTGCACAATCTTTGAAGTTAACACCAAACCAATCGAGTGCTGTTGTAGTTCCGTCACCATCTAAATTCAATGCTGTTCCGTGAGTGATTGTGATATTTCTAATTGGTAAAGAATATACCGAAGTAATTAGAGCGGTTGAACTACTTAAACCTGTTGATTTTAATATACAATTTTCAGATGAACCACCAATAATAGTTGTATTAACACCCCCTACAAGCCTATCCCCTGTTAAGTCAATCGTTTTAGTGATAAAGTAAGTATAGTTATCTACAAGCGTTATAACACCACTCACAGGAGTTGGTAAGTCTAACTTTGAAAATACAAAAACAAATTCATTCCCTGCTAATCCTGTTGACGTTGGAAACAACTCTACTATTGTATTGTCATAACGTGTGTAGTTAAGTCCATTTATTGTATCTAAGTATAACTCACCTTCGTAAATATCCGTACTTAACCATGATCCATCTCTATGGTCGTTACTTGTTGGAATTGTTGGAGTTCCTTCACCTTTTTTAATTATTATTCTCGCTGTTAAATCACTCATTTGTTATAATATTTGAATTTTTACTAATACCATTTAAACCTCCTATCAATTTATAAACATCTTCATCTTCATTGTTTTCACCTCCACTAATTATTGGTGCATTCTTTGACGCTTCGCTCATTCTATTAACTACGATAGTGTTATTTATTGCTTCTTTTCTCGTAGGTATAGATAGGTAACTAACATTCTTATTTGCACTTATACGCGTTCCTGTTGTTGTATCGAAAGCGTAAGCATTGTTTAAGTCAATCTCTGTTGAGGACCAATATATATCTGTTGTACCTATTGAGCCACCACCCAACAAAAACATATCTTCTAACTCTTCAATACTTGGTAAATACCAATCTGTAAAACCTCCATAAGTTGACGAAGCGTTAAGACTTGCAGCATACGTTCCAGCCCCTTGTAAGTCTACTATGTTTTCCGTGTTATACTCACCTGTTGAACTATCAATTGCACCTGTTAAAACATAGCTACCATTATACCACGTTGAAGCATACCAAAAGATACTCCAAATTTGTAAAGTGTAGTCATCCGTTGACTTTATGTTAATAGTTGCCATTATCTAAGGTATTTTAATAGTTCAACTTCCGTACTTTCAAATGCATCACTATCGAAATCTTTAATGAAATTCAAACGATACAAAACACCATCTATTTTTTTTAACGTTGAGAAGTCTAAGGAATAAATATCTTTTGATTTTAAGTGCATATATAAATTTAGTAACTTAGAATCAATTGAGGTCAACTCATTAACAAATTTTTCATGATATTTTGTAAATAGGTTAACACTTGGATAGGCTTGTATCTCGTCAAACGTTGTGGAACGTGAACTAAAATGTAAATCAAATTCAGGCGTTTCGTAAACTTGTTCGTTCTTAAATCTAAAATGATGTATAAACGGATAGTAACTTAAGCTAAGCGAAGTTGAAGAGTCTTCATTTATAATAACACATTGGCCTGGTCTAATACCGTTGTAGTACATAATCATTCCTTTGCCTTTATAGGGCTTCTTAACACCTGTTGATTGGTCTATAATGTTAATTACTCTAAGGTTTGAGTTCTTTATTTTTATTGGTACGTATTGAGAAAATGGTAACACCCATTCCCTATCTCCTGTTTGCCAAGTATCAACGTTTAAATCATACCTTCCATACGATTGACCTATGATGTTTTTGTATTCTGTATTAAAGTAGTCCTTTTCTTCATTGTATCGAAAAACATAATTACTACCTTCTACAAATGCGTTTGATTGAATTTTAATATCTCTTTTTTCGTCTACTTTGTCGCTCCAATCTTCTGCTAAACTTTCATCCTGGTAAAAGTCTTGTAAAGTGCCTATGGTTATAACATTATCGATAGGGTCGCTTACATACAAGTAAAACATATTCATGATACCCGTTAAGAACTCTGAACATTTTATATCTGGTATAAAGTTGCTCAAAGAAACAATTGTATTGTCAATTATTACACCATCTGAATTTGTCAAGTCAAAATCTAATGAAGTCCATTCATATTGTACGTCAGCATTTTTTGTTGTGCTATCAAAATTCGCAGTAAGCCTGAAATTTAGTATTAAAATATCATTTATTTTTAAATTTTTTAAAGTTACTTCTTGGTCAAATGTATAGGTTTGGTATGTGCTTTTAATCATTTGTGTTTTTTGCACTATTTGTACCTGCTGCCCATTTAATGTATAATTAAGTGTAATATTTCCAGTTTGTAATCGCGGGTTAACTGCATTTGTTTTGATTTGAAATGTACCTTGCAACCTCATCTTATAATTACCTGCTGAACGTATATTAATTTGCCCTATTGAATTAATTGTATTAATGTCTTGTACTATCGAAGTTTGGTTATATATGCCACTTGAAGCCAAAGGATTGTAATATTCTGAGAAACTATAAGTAACGTACGTAGTAGCTGAATCATATCTTACAGGTTTA